AAGATAGTATGCAGGGAATTATGAAATCTGCTACTGATGCTGCTATGGTACAAAAATTTGGGGGGAGGCACTGGATTTGCCCTGTCTAAGATTCGTCCTAGGGGTTCTAGGATTGAAACAACGCATGGGCAAGCTTGTGGGCCGATTGAGGTATTGAAAACACTATCTCGTATTTCTAGTATGATTACTCAAGGTGGGAAGAGGGACGGGGCGAACATGGCTGTTATGTCTGTTTATCATCCCGATATTCTAGAATTTATTAGTTGTAAGCATATTGAAGGGGATATTCATAATTTTAATATTTCCGTTGCAGTAGACAATGCTTTTATGGAAAAAGTTTACACTGGAGATTCATATCCTTTGATAGACCCCCATACAGAAGAAGTAGTTCGTTGGGAATCTGCCATAGGTATTTTTAATGCAATTACTGAGGGGGCATGGCAAAATGGCGAACCAGGAATGATTTTTCTGGATAGAATTAATGAAGACAATAAGATGTTAAATGAATATGGCCCCATGATTGCAACTAATCCATGTGGCGAACAACCATTGTTAGGATATGAAAGTTGTAATTTAGGGTCTATTAATTTATCTAAGTTTGTTTTACCACAGTGGCAGCTTCCAGAGGATTGGAAAGAATCTATTAATTGGACAAGACTTATTCAAGTAATTAATTTAGCTGTACGCTTTCTAGATAATGTTATTGATGCTAATGATTATAGTATTCCTGAAATTGCTCAGATGACTAAAGCTACTCGTAAGATTGGATTAGGGGTTATGGGTTTTGCGGATGTATTGGTGAAACTACGTATTCCTTATGATTCAGAGATGGCTAGGGAAGTTGGGAAAGAATTTATGCAAACTATTCAAACAACGGCATCAGCCCAATCTTTGAACTTGGGGGCCACTAGAGGTACTTTCCCTGCTTGGGAGCAGAGTCACTATAAATACCAGGAAAATTATAGGAATGCTTGTAGATTAACTGTAGCTCCTACAGGAACTATTTCTATGATTGCTAATTGTGCTAGTGGTATTGAGCCACTTTTTGCATTGGTGTGGCGCAAGCAAAATATTTTAGATGGGCAGACATTATTTTATATTAATGACCAATTTCAACAGGATGCTCATGAGTATGGGTTTTATTCTGAAGACCTTATGTCTTATTTAGCAGAGGGGGGTCTACTCAAAGATAGACCTGAAATACCTAATTGGGTGAAAGATGTGTATATAACAGCACCTGAAATTAGTCCTGAAGCTCATGTTCTAATGCAATCTGCATTCCAGGCATTTGTAGATTCAGGGATTTCTAAGACCATTAATTTTGATACAGGAGCTACTCTGGAAGATGTAGGCGATGCGTATCTATTAGCTTGGAAAACTGGTTGTAAAGGTATTACAGTTTATAGAAACGGTAGCCGTACTAAAGAAGTGTTGGTTAATGGGCATAGGAAGAACCAACAATTGTCATTATTTGATATAGAAACTAAGTGCGATTGTGCTAATCCTATGCTTGTTCAAGAAAGTGGATGTGAGACTTGTAAAACGTGTGGATGGAGTGCATGTAAGATTTCGTAAAAAATTAGTATATCTAAGTATAATAAGAATATGGTTATTATACTTTATAGCAGTTTAGTATAATAGGGCTAGTAGGAGGTAAGTTATGGTAGGAATGTTTTTGAAAGATAGAGAAGTGCAATTTATAGCCAATAGAGATGAAGTAACGCATACGTGGCGTATTTTGGACAGTTGGCACGAAGATTTAATGAATTTGGGGCCAGAAGATGATGTACCAGATGATAGCTCTGCCTTAACTATTCTAACGGAGGGTGCATTCATTTCAATTGTAAAGGAAGCTGCACGGTTGGGAATTTTACAAAATGCTGCTTTTGAAGGACATACAGCACTAGAAGATGAAAATTTGGCTCTAAGAGAACAGATATTAGAATTGGAAAAAGAAGTGGGTATTACTCATGAAGAGATACAACATGTTCAAAAGTCAGAAAGTTTTTTGTTAAAAGAAATGGCTATGAAGACGATGCTTAAACTTACTAGTATGTCAGACATAGAAAACTTGATTAAGGATTAATATATGAGATTATCTGAATATTTGCCAGAAGTACCTAAACTAGCTCAGACTATGATTAATATGAATGAGCAGATTAGTTTTCTGGAGTTAATGAAAGCTAGAGGAGAAACTGGTCAAGCCCCTACTATCGGTCTTGACCATGTGGTGAATACGTGGGTACGTCACCAGATGGCCTATCGCCAGCAATTAGTGATGGACTTACAGATGTTAGCTATGTCCGTAGAAGAAATTAGGGCACCCCTACATCATATTACCCAGGAAGTTTTTCGTAGAGGTATGGAATGGGTGCCTCTGGTAGAGAATCCAGATGTGTCTCAAAAAGATGAGTTTAATAAATTCTTGGACGATTGTAATGTCTTTGACCAATCATTAGAGGAAGTATTAAAACAGTTCCATTTTGATATAAATTGTATAGATGATGCTTTCTTATATGTAGTAAAAGAATATAAGTCTGTGGATGCTAAAACTGTACGGTCTAAAGTAAAGGAAATTCGTAGACTTAACCCTGCTTTGATTGAGTTTGATTTAGATGCTGCGGGGCTTCCTAAAAATGCTCATTTTATGTGTCCTATTCATAGGGAAAAGCTGCATGAAGAGCCTGCCCAATGCTCAGACCCGAAATGTAAAGTAGAGTGCCAGCCCGTTATGTATAAGTACTACCATAGAAATCAGCATATTTTCTTGTTTGATGGGGAAGTAATTCATATTTCTAAATTTTCCCCCTCTGAAACATATGGATGGAGTCCTATTCTTACAATATTTGAGAAGGCTCTTACCTTAATTGGTATGGATAAGAACCTATATAGATATTTTTATGAACGTAAAATGCCAGCTAGTATGATGATGGTATTTACAGATGACCCAGAATCTTTACGGAGGGAACGACAACATATAGCAGCCCAAACTAGGATTGACCCTAACTATGTTCCTATGGTAGCTGTATCATCTAGGAATAATCGGGGTAGGGTTGATATGGTAAGGCTGTACCATACGTTACAAGAGATGGACTATCTTCCTGTTAGGGCAGAGATTAGAGAACGTATTGCAGCTATTTGGGGTGTTACTCCCGCATGGCAAGGCGCACCAGAAGCCTTTGGTGGACTATCTACACAAACTCAGCAGTTAGTAGTTATGAGTAGGATTGTAGAAGGTGACCAAAGATTGTTCCATGAGAAAGTATTTCCCCAACTTTTACGAGCCTTTGGTGTTACTGATTGGGGATTGCGTCTGCCGAATCCTGAGGAAAAAGCTGAGGCTACTAGAATTAGTTTCTCTCAGCAAAGGGCACAAGTAGTAAATCAATACATTGCATTGGGATTTGATGTAAGACTTAAGGATAATGGTGTGCCTTTGGATGAAGCTGAATTCCTAGTCTTTGGTAAGCCTGTACCGATGATACAGATGCAGGGTGAGCAAATGGCTATGGGCTTAGAACAACAGCAACAACAAATGGACATGATGCAACAGCAGCAACAGCCACAGCAGGAGATGCCAGCCGCTCCCCCAGGCGTTAATCAAGCCCCTGGAAGAGTTGCAGCTGCTCCAGGTGGGGGAGAAGGTGGCGGGGCCGCTCCTGCTCCTCCTGTGCCTATGCAGATGATGGTGAATGGGGAGATGTTGGAGAAAGATGCTAAGAAGTTTGGTGGGAGGTTTGCTGGTGTAACTCCAGATTGGCATGATAAGTCTCCGTTAGAGGAAGATGATGTAGAGAAAATTGCTGACGCACGGGCTGAAGGAAAGGGATGGATGCAAGACCTATTTGAAAAAGGTTATACAACTCCCCTAATTAAAGACGTTAATGCGACAGGAACCAAGATGTGGTTTGCACAAGATGGTGTAGACTTTGTAGCAGACTTAAATCCGTTAGGGGTAACACATGTAGAAAAAGCTACCTTTAATAGTGGTGACTATAATGGGCCAATTTACGGACAGAATCGGAAAGGTCAGAATACAAATCCTAGCATTAGTTATAATCCTACTGGAAACAACAATGAGGGTGAAGATATAATTGACGATGAAACGAGGGAGAAGAGTAATTCCAATCTCTAAACGAAAGGATGGATATTATTGGGGGAGTAAAGGCCCATTTGATTCCCGTAAAAAGGCTGAAGATGTGGCCCAAGCTGCCCACGCTTCTGGATTTGTGGAGAAGCATTTCGATGATAGAAAACTTGCGTCACCACCTACCCCACATCACCATCATAGGATTGACCCTAAAGAAGCAGATTTAAAGAAAGCGGGTCAAGAAGAATGGGAAGATGCTCATGACCCAGATTATAAAGCCGATGATAGGTTTGCTAGGGAAGAGAGGAAGAGTATGAAACCTCTTCCAATTAAAACCATAAGGGAATTTTTACGAAGACAAAAGGAACAAGAGAAAGCTGATATAGCTCAGGGGATTAAAAGTATGCCTGAGTTATATGTCAATTATCCAAATGAAGACCCACCATATGGGATGAGTGTTAGTGGGCATTTAGCACATTTGGCTACTCAAGGTGGAGAAAGACCTGAAACTCCTGGGGATAAAATTCCCCCCATTCCAGTAGATACCCAGCGTACTTTTAATCGGGGGTTGGGAATGAGGGCTTTTGGCCCCGAAGAACATCGTACAGATTACCCTAGAAATAAAACGGAATGGAAATTAACTAATGTACAAAATGCTGTATCAAAATTGATTAAGTTGGTTAAAGCAGAAGATGAGTATTCTTTTGATACACATTGGATGGACAGAGCGCATCTGCCTGGTGGCCCATTGGAGTCTGAGGATGTAGCCAAGCTTAAAAGTGAAAATTCTCAATACGAAGATAACTTAAAAAACGGGCGTAGTATGCCCTATTCACAACATGCTTATCATCATAATAATGTAGCCCTGTTACATAATCATGCCAGTGACTTAGAGCTTCCTCAAGATGCTTCTCCCCCTGATGGGGTAGAATTTCCTAGTGATGGCCCTAATAAAGTTCGATTAGGACATTCGTATGATATAGATAGTTTGGAGGGTATGGACAAGAAACATGGAGATATAGATATTTCCACCTTCCATAATTTAATTAATCATCCCTATAGGTTTGGTAGAAGTGGGCCACCACATCCTGCTAAGGGAAGTACATCTAGAACTGAACCATTTAAAATTGGTGCTGATATTTCAACACCTGGAGCTATGTTACACAATACTTTAAATAATAGATTCGCTGAATTATGGAATGTTAATAATGAACCTGATAAAAACCCCCCACTATCTGAAGGGCAATTTAAAGCTATTCAAAATATGTTTGCACGTATACTTAAAGAGGGTGATGGCGGTGCTGGTATTGATGGGCTTAGTGGAGTGGTTTTCACATCCGAGAACGCAGGAGTTTTTACCCCAACTCATGGAGGTCATTACACCACAGCTAAAAAACGAGAATCTATCAAACGAGAACATGATAAAAAGCGAATCTATTATTTAAAGTATTGTGTAACATAGCTCCAGGTGTTGAAATATCAGCACCAATTTTAAATGGTTCAGTTCTAGATGTACTTCCCTT